CATGATACCGACCAGCAGCGCCGGTTGATTCAAGCTCCAGAGACCAGCCTTCGAAGGATCGACTTCGACCCAGTACAAAGGCAACCTCCAATTTGCAGGAATACGCGAGAAAGAGATAGGCATTTGACATTCTCCCTTAAGTTATACCGTCCTCGCCTGAAGATTAAGCGGCGGTCGGCGGCTCATGTGGCTGACGCTGTTGCGGCTGACGCTGTTGTGGCTGTCGCTGTTGCGACTGCTGCTCGGCGGGTTTCTGTTGCACGAATTCGCGGCGCGCCGTCACCTGCTCACGTGCGTTTTGAGTCTCGTCGGGCTCGGGCGGTTCGCCGCTCACGGCCTCCAAGCTGACGGAGCCGTCGGCGAGGCGGCGTTTGGTGAAATTATCGTTCGGCCATTCGACGCTCTGGCCGATGTCATCGCGAAAACCAACGCCCTTGGGGTGGCGCATCGCCGATCGCAACACTTCACTGGTGGCGAACACCTTGACTGTCGTGTTCTTGCCTCGCGCGATCACACGCAGCCGCTGTGCGCGCTGTTCGCGGATTTTTGCGCGTGGGTCTTCGGGCTTGCCGCTCTGCGGGTTGTTCCTGTCGTCGGGCATGGTCTAGTCCTCCTTGGGTTCCAGCGGATTCACTGCCGGTGGCGGGTACGGATCAAACGCGTATTCAGTGACGACACGCTGTACTTCGTCGGCATCTGGAATGGTGCCGTCGGCGCGCACCATTGCGGTCTCGCTATGGATCAGCAGCAGATTGTCGACGATAATCGGCGCATAATTCGCGCCGTACTTAACGATCGCCTCGTATTGAAGTTCGCCGATCGGCGTCTCATTGTTGAGGCCGGCGCTGCCAAAAACATGCCGTCGCGTACCGCGCGAGACGCCCTCGATCCGCACATTGTCAGGGTTACCAACACCGCCGGGATAAGCCCGCGTGTCGATCAAATTCATCAGATACGGATCACGCCACAACGTGTTCATGATTGTCCAGAACGCCTGATCAAGCTTGGCTTCACACGCAACTGGATCGTTATTGACGATGATGACCGAAAACCCGAGTTTCAAATAATGCAAGAAACGAATTTCACCCGTGTTCAAATCACCGTCAGGCGTCATGTCCTCACTGACAAAATAAACACCGAGATAAGGAATGCGGTTTGTCAGTACCTGCAGCATCCGGCTGCTACGCGCCGTGAAACCGCCAAAAAACGGATGCGCCACCAATTTGGAAAAAAACATGTCACGAATCACGAGACTATAACTCTGCACCTCCGTGATCGTGGGAGGCGGCACCATCCTCGGAGCAACGGCAATGGTCATGCTGGCCTCGCTGCGATAAGCTTGCGAATTACCAGTGTCGTTTCACCGCCGCCATTGCTTTCGGCCGCAAGAATTTCGTAATCCCCGACGCCGATCTCGCCGGCACCGGCATCGAACGGAATATTGACGTAATCAAGCTGCGTAGGAACGGACGCGAATTCAACATCCCGCACGTCGAGAATAGTCTGCTGCTCAGAAACAATCGAACCATCTTCCGCCTGCACATCAATGGGCCGCGTGTCATAGATACCACGCGCGGAATAAGCCACCCCTCCCGACGGCGTCACGACAATCGGCCGCGAGAACATTTCAAAGTTCGGCGCATAAACCAACGTCGAAAAATTCACTGCCATGTGATGGCCTTCTTGCACATCTCGGTCATCCGCTCTTCCAGTTTCTCGAACAACTCCGGACGCAAAATAGGACGATGCTGCCCACCCGCACGACGAACCGCAACAATCGATCGCCGTCGCGTCGACTGGCCGCCCGCGAGATTCTTAACCCGACGCAACCGCGAACGCGGATAGATCGAAGTTGAAACCATAGTTTCGCTTAATGCCGAACCGCTGCTGTCAGTTTTCGGAAAATGACGATGCATGTCCTCGCGTTGCCAATCCGTAAACGTCTGCGGTAGCTCTTGCGACAAGCCCTCAATATTCTGCTGCAGCGTATCAAACTGCTGCATTACCACATCCGCGTCGACCTTGATCTCAAACGACATGACATCAAACCGGAAATCGCATGTAGTGCGTTAGGATGCTCTCAATTGCCGTCAACGTCGATGACTTACCGAGCGACTTCAGCAGAATAGCGTTCGGATCGAAAAACGACACCATCGCTTCCTTATGCCGAAGAATTCGCATACCCGCAGTCTGCGCCTGCAGCATCCTGATTCGTTCTTCACGAATCAGCAGCACCACCGCATGCTTCAGGGGTGGCGGAGCCTCCGTCGGCAAATCGTAACCACCCTTGTAGTGGACCACGACCGGGTGATTCCAACACGCCGACATCGACCCACCGATTTGGATATTGGAAAGCTTGCCGGCCGCTTCCCCCAACTCGTAATCATCGACAGTCAGCAGCGCACCGTCACTGCCGATCGACACGCTCGCGATATCCGCCGCCTTAACCGGCCAATGTGACAGATACAACCGACCATTCATTGTCTCGCGCCACGTCTCGTTGACTTCCTCATAGCCGATCGTCACCGTTGGATGCCGGTTAAGCCGTTCAGCAATCTCATTCGAGAACACCGAAATCATGCTCGCCAGTAATACATCCGACGTGGTATCGGCGGCCGGAATACCGAGCCACAACTTAGCTTCATCCAACGTCAGCAAGTCAGTTGACGTCGCTGGCGTGATAATTTGAATCGTGACATCAGCCATTGAATTTCAACCAATGTCGTTTTGATACTGCTCGAACAAACCGCGCAATTCCAGCGGCGGCCCCCGCGTGCCGTCACTCAGCAGCGGAATCGCAAGAAATTTTTCGCGATCGATGACCCAATCTTTAAGAACGATCGGCGGTTTTGCTTCCATGGATAAACCCCGCTCACCACGCTCACCGCGCTCGCCTTTTTCACCAGCAATGCCACGCTGTCCTTGCCGCGCGATCATCTGCCAATCCTCACCGGGACATACTCCGGGAGCATCACGTCTCGCGATAAAACTGGCACCATTGGCAACAACAATATCGAGCCCCTGATACTTCACCGCAGGATCATAAGTGCCGCGCACTTGCGGCGATCGAGCATCAAGGCCACCAGCCGCGAGACAAATCCAATCCTCTCCCGCGCCCGGGCATTGCGCGGTGTCTTTAAGCGCCTGATAAGTCCCGCGCTCATGCTGCACGACGTCGCCGTCATAACTCACGCCCGGCTGCCACGCCTTCACACGCGGTAACTTGCCAGGGGCTCCATCAAGACCGCGCTCGCCGCGCTCGCCGCGCTCGCCGCGCTCGCCGCGCTCACCACCCGGACCCACTGGACCGGGTTCACCAGGATCACCCTTGCGCCCTTGAAGTCCGCTCGGCCCCGTCAATCCCACCTCGCCGGGCAATCCCGGCTCGCCGGGCTCGCCCTTCGGTCCTGGCGACCCCATCAAGCCAACCTCGCCGGGCGACCCAGGCGACCCGGGCTCACCGGGCAACCCACGCTCCCCAGGTGGTCCCGGCTCACCGGGCTCACCCTTCGGTCCTGGCGACCCTAGCAAGCCAGCTTCACCGGGCGACCCAGGCTCGCCATGCGGCCCGCGCTCACCGGGCAGCCCACGCTCCCCGGGCGATCCAGGCTCCCCAGGGTCACCCTTGCGCCCAGGAGGGCCACCCGGCCCCGCCGCTCCAGGCGCGCCAGACAACCCACGCTCGCCAGGAAAGCCACGCTCACCGGGCTCACCTCTTGGACCCGTCGCGCCAGCAAGACCTCGCTCGCCACGTTCGCCAGGAAGACCAGGAAAGCCACGCTCACCAAATCCACCCGCGACACCCTGCGGTCCTTCCGGCCCAACGATACTCAGTCCGTCGCGACCAGCTTGTCCGCGCGGTCCTGGTTCGCCACGTTCTCCCAACGGGCCCGGTAATCCGCGCGGTCCCGGTAAACCAGTCTCGCCGCGCAAACCAACGGGACCGATCCCACCATCGCGACCATCGCAGACCTGAGCCAGCCGCCCCTTTATCACGCTGTCAAAATCGCGCAGCTTCGCTTGCAACAACTCCTCCAACTTGCGCTCCAGTTCAATGATCCGCGCGCGAAGTTCAGCGATTGACTGTCCCGCCTGCGACTCAATCAGTGAACGCTCGCGTTGCCATGAAGCCCGTTCCTGCGCTAGCGCATCACCAAGCGCCTCCCGCCACGCAGCCAGCAAAATGTCGGAAGACTCAGGCAGCGGCATCGAAAGTTCAGCAGACGAGCCGTTCGTGTCCATTTGATTTTCTCGCCTAATAGAAACGCCGGGTCACCCGAGAAGCAGCATCAAAAATCCGTTGCGTTTCCCGTTTCACATCGTCGGTATATATCTTCGACGGTGGTGGCAGCGGCGGCTTCTCCGATGATGGCTTCACGTCGATCGCCGCAGCCGGCGGCACACCACTGGCCGGCGGTGCCGGCGGCGAATGTGGTCCCGTCGCACCACCCGGCGCACCAGGAACAATGCCGGCAGCCGCTTCCAACGGCACCACTTGTTGCTGCACACGCGGGCTATCACCGTACGGAACGCTATCGAGGTCTTCGCGATTGCGCGCCTCGTTGGGTGAATAAATGCCACCCAGAACGCCATCCTTGAGCGCCGCAATGCGATCCTTCATCGCGGATCGCAACAACGGCTCAGTCGACAACTCAGTGTATTCGTCAGGCTCTCCCTTGATCTGAAACAGCCGATCAAAACTCTGCTCGACATGATTGAGCGCAAAGCCCAGACCCGTCGAAATCCAAAAATTCATCAACGCTTCGGTCGAACCAACCGGCAAGCCGCCAACGCCGAGCACCGCCATCGGCACGCGATACACCAATGCAATATTCTCCTTGGAGAATTTCAACATCTCGGCAAGCTGTGAATCGCGACCACCAACCGACCACGGCATCACCTTCAAGCCATGCGTCAGAAGCGGCGTCTTACCTTGCCCGATGCCTTTCGATCGCTCATCCCAGCGATCCTGCAACGCCTGCACCTGATCAGCATCCAGATCGAGATCGGTCGAGATCACCGCCGCCGGCCGCGCCTGATTCAAATAGAAATTCACTTGCTGTTGAACGATAGCGTCGGTGATCGTCATGTCGGACAGTGTCGCCAACATCGGCGTCTGGCCCCACAACGGATAAGGATAGCGTCGATCAGCGTGCAGTCGGATATGCAGAACATCGCGCTGCGGCACCAATAGCGGATAATCTTGCAGCATCTCCCGCTCGATCACCGCATTGCCAGCCAGCCGATAAAACACATCACCAGTTTGCGCGACGACTGGCTTGCATAGCCGCGCATCCATCAAGTGAATTTCCGAAATTTCAAATCTGTCATTGCGCAGCGCAAGCCCGTAGGCATTGCCATCCAAATACACTTGCCGCACCGCGTTGAGCATGAAATCCGACGGCGACTGATAAGCATTCGGCTTTCGCAGAACGCGCGACAGCGCCGAATTAACCACCCGTTCGCGGCCACCCTTTTTGGTTTTGCGCCAATGATCACCAGGACACATCGCGATCGTCTGCGCGTAGGCGGACACGCAAGCTTCCACCATGGCCGAGCCGGTCCCGACTCCCATCGGGTCCATACCCAATTGCCAAAAATTGCTGGGCGTACCGGCAGGCAACCAACCGCCAGTCACGGGGAGGTTATAGGGCCCCGGACGAAATTCGCCCTCAACCGCGCGCGTAATGCCGCGCAATCCGCGAGCGATCAACTCCCGCGCCCATGCCATGTCGCGCTAAGACCTTCCTTGAAAAGCCCCGATGATTCTCTCATCGGAGCCTTTCAATTCTTCTTTCAAGCTTTAGGGTGTTTTTGGAGGCTGCTGTTGCGACGAATGTTGCGGCGGAGTGTTCGTTCGTGCTTGCCGAGTCTGATAATTACCACCGCTTGGCTTATGCTCCATCTGCTTAGCGACCTGTCCATGCGGATCAGGATCGCCACCATCGGGCTCGTGCTCGATACCGACAAAAGACTTGCCGAGCGCGGCCTCGTCGTTTTCAGCTTGTGTTGGAGTGGGTTTGCCCTTGGTGCGCGCGGCAAATTCTTCCAACGATTTTGCTCTCGCCTCGCGACCAGCCTCAAGCTCCTGCCGGCCGGCATCACTCAGTTCATGCGGTTGCTGTTCAGCCATGATCAATCTCCTGTTTCCAAAAAACGACACGCGGATGAAACTCACCCGCGCATCATTTGGTTCACCAAGTCACGCTCTGGGTGTACGCCACCATTCCCGTGCGCCGGAAGCTCCAGTTGATCGGAAAGATCATCCGCAGCGCCAGTGAATCAGTCTGGAACAGCGAACGCTGCGGTGCCGCAACCACGCCCGGCGAACCGCTCACGAGATCGAGCGGTGACGTATCTTCCATGTGTAGAGTAGCCTGATCGCTGATTTCAAACCGCATGTTGTCATCAGGCATCACTACGAAGTCAGCGGCGTCCACCAGGATCACGGTCTTCGGCGGGACAGTTGCCGAATCAATGATCGGAATGTTGTTCAACGTGCCACGGCCGATCTCTTCCTTGAACGGGAAGATTCCGGTATTAGGCGCATTGACCAAAGACGCCGAGAGCAGTTCGGCTGGATTCATCAGCCATACCGGCGAGCGAATATTACCATAGGTCGCGGTAACAAGCGCGCCGACAAGCCCTTTGATGTCGCCAACCACGGCGTTAATGCCACCACCCGCCGTCGCAGTGGTAACCGAGATGCCGTTGAGAATACCGGCCGGACGGATCGTCGTCGACGGATTGGAATCAAGCAACACCGAGTCCAACGAGATCGCGGTGTCTTCCTGAATGGCCTGCCGCAGCACGCCTTCGATTGCCGGAAGGCTGTGATCCGCCATTTCCCGAGTCCAAGTCGTGATCACTGCCATCTTCTTCGGGCCGAAAGTCTGGCTAGTGAACGCGCCCTGCCGAACCGGAATCGCCATGCCTTCACCAACGAACGATCCGGCGATCGTCGGCGTCCGTGAACGAGTCGGAAGCAGAATCTTTCCGGCTCGACCAAAGCTGAGCGAAGTACCCTTGGCCGACAACCTCGGGAAAACGCTCTGCGGCAACAACAACGCCATCATATCGGCATAGACTTGCTGAACCAGTTCAGCCGCCCACCCCGTCACCTGCGTCATCGCGGGCGCAGACGGTGTTCGCATCGTCCAATCAAGCACGACCTTATGCGCTTCATCATCGCCGTAGATACGAACACGCTCCATGTCCGGCAGCGTGCCACGGATTTTCGACATGCCATGACAGACACCGGCATGCACGAGATAATCCAGCGGCTCCCAATCCTTCTTCACGGGCTTGAGAATGATCGGAGCGCCAATGCCCGAATCACCACCATTACCACCCGTGCCAGGATTGCCTCGGTACGGGACTAGCGAACGCTGTTGCTGCTGTTGCTGCCGCTCTCCCGGCACGAGTGCCGCTTGATTCTGCTCGCTCTCGACCAGCACCGCGTGCGTCGCCCGCAACTGCTTGATCTGAGCATTCAGGACTTGCTGCTTTTCTAGGTCGGCCGCACTGACATTGTTGTCATCCTGCGCGGCAAGTTGGGTATCGAGTTCTTCCAGCTTATTGGCGATCTGCTGCTGCAGATCGAGGATGCGCTGGGAAAGTGTTGCAGGCATTTTACTGCCCTTTCCAAAACGAGACGTGTCGCCGTGCTTGGCAGTGAAATCCCGTCGCTCGATGTTGCCTCGATTGCCATGCTTGGCGAAGACGACATCGATGGTAGCGGGACTAACCCCCAGCGATTTGGCAACCGCAAGGGCATTCGGATTGGCTGGCACGCTGACCAGCGACGTTTCGATCAATTCCTGCCGGACGAACCGTTGTCCTGCCCAGCCGCCACCGTCAAGCGATTTGAGCGGCTGGCTTTCAATCGGATGAAAGCCAACCGAGACCGAACAGAGAATTCCGGCGTCAACCAATTTGCGAATTTCGTCGATACGTGGCGAAGTGCCGGCCGGAGCCAATTGCAAATGCCCCCGCAGCGAACCCTTCTCCACGCGCAGATTGTGCCAGCGGCCGATCGGGAAATCACTCTTGTGATTGAACAGCGCGATCGGGTTTTTCCGAAACGATGCGATGTCCCAACCATCGCTAGCAATGACGTCACCCATACGATCAACGGTCTCGTCACTGAGCACGAACTCCATGCCTTGCACGGTACTGCTGTGGGTCTTATGCAGGACTGACTTACGCGGCGCGGCGCGCTCGCCCTCGTCCTCTTGAAACGACTCCCACTGCATTTCGCACCGATCTGTGGCCTCGTCATCGTCCATGTCGTCAGACATCGACTCGACGCACCGATCCAGGAAGTCTTCGCGCGACTCACCGTCGTCGGGGGTCGGCGCGTCATCATCGTCACTGGCAAAATCTTTCTCCAGCGCGCGACACCAGAGCGCGATGATGCGCTTTACTTCCGCGTCGGATTTAGCCGGAGCCTCGCCGCCTTTCGCATCGCGCCACACCGACATGCAAGCGGCGACAGCCTGCTCCTGCGGACGCTTGCCATCGCCCATCAAATCCGGGACGCAGCGTTTCATAAAGTCCGATTGCTTCTCGTCTTTTCCAGGCTTCATCGGCATGCAGGGTCTCCCTTATTTGGGCGGCAGCTTCTTTTGTTGTTCCGCCAACCACTTTGCACGATGCTTACGACGAATCGGTTGCATGATCTTCTCATCGATCGGAAAGTCGACCGGATTGATGATGCGATTATGCAAATCGGCATCCGCCTTGCGACCATCGGCGTCGAGGTAAAAGAACTCCTCGGCGACATCAGGCGGCTTTTTGGCCGCCAACGTATTTTTTGAATCGGTCATAGGACTCCGGGTCTTTCAAATTGAGCTTACCACTCCAATTCGTATTAAGCAGCAACTCCTTGCCGCGCGACGAATCCGCGATCTTCCAGATCGATTTTGGATCAGAACTGCGCACCGCCGCCAACAACTCATCTGCCGGCGTCGGTAATTTCATCTCGGTCTGCTTGGGCGGCTCTGGCTGCGCTTCCTCGTCTTCGTCAGGCTCGACCTCGATGTCGGCATTGCCACTATCGATGGCGTGCCGCAACCGTTCACGATCACTCATGTTGTCCCAGACTTCACCCTGATATTCCGAAACGCTGTCTCCGAGATAATCCGGCGGCTCGGCATCGCCGGCATCCTTTTCCGCTTGCTTATTGAAAGCCGCGATCATTTCGCTTTCCAATTGATCACGCATGTCCTGCGTCAAGCGCTTTGACAAATCCGGCGGCTCGATACCAGGCAACTCACCTTGCCCAGGCGAAGCGTTTGTTGGCTGCAATAACTTGCTGTCGTCGAACGTGATCGTGGGATCGTCTCGACCATCACCGTAACGACCCTCATAGTCCCCGATCTTGATGGCTTCCTCCAACGTAAAAGCGTCATAAGGAATCGGCGACTCACCATTGGCGGCACGGTCATCCATCACTTGCTGAACTGCATCGGCGGCCCAGTTCTGATGACTCGCGTTGAACTGATGCACTAGATCGCGCTTGGCCTCTTCCAGCGCCCATCCATTGTCGCGCCAATTTTCAATCTCACTATCAAGAAATTCGCTAGCCGTGTTGCGCATCCACGACGCCTGCGCCCGCTCCTGTTGATCACTGGAAAGCATTTCCCAGTCATCAGCCTCATAAGTGTCAACACCGGATCGCGAGGGCGATGACGGCCCACGGCCAAGTTTCTGTTCCAGCCTGCCACGCAAATCCGCCCACGCTGCCGGCGTCGGCACATAGCCGTACTTGGCCCAGGCGTAACCGCCCACGTCGATGTTGGCGCTGACACCAACAGTCTCAATGCCGAGCTTCTCGTAGGTCGCGATATTGCCGCCCAGTATCTGCTTGCCGATGTTGTGCCCGGTGGTCGATTTATTCAATTTGAAATAGGCGGAGTAAGCGTACTTTTTGTCGGGATCGACCTCGCGCTGATACTCACCGACGGTTTTGCCGCTGGCATCATGAATCGCGCCCTGAATGTTGAACCTCGAACCTTCCATCGAAACCGTCATCGTAGAATTTTCAGCGGTGCCACCCAGAAAACTTTTTTTGAATTCCTCCGGCTCCATCCCGATCTTATCGTTCCACTTTTCGATGACGACTTTCTCTTCGCTGCCAAACTGAATTTTGGCCTTGTCGAAGTCCGCCTTCTGCGCGGGCTTCTTGCTCTTACCTGACGCAGTCGTGCCACCACCGCCGCCACTGCCCGACGTGAACTGGCCACCCTGCGGCGATCCACCGGGCTCGTGATTTGGATTGAACTTCGACACTGGCGGCGGCGGCTTCTTCACCAGATGCGGAAACATCTTCGCAAAGCCGTCGACCATGCGATCCATCTCAGCCTCGGTCATCCGATCGGGCTCGTCAGGATCGTCGATCCAGGGCCCAAATTCAGGCTGTATGTTTGGCATCGCGAATTCTTCCCAATGCCTTGGCGTAATCGGTGGCGACCTCGCGCACGCGCACGCCCAAGCGCTTCAAAATTGCCTTTTCCGGATTCCACCACGTCGCCTGCGCCTCCGCAGGCGTCATATGAATGCCTTCCGCTTCTAGCTTGCCAAGCGCTTTGGTGAACACGCTCGTTATCCAATTGCGATGTTTGCCACCGCGCGGCGCTTCCACCAGAGCGCCACCGTAATTGTGCATATAACGCTCGGCGGCGAACGCCACTTCCTTTTTCTTTAGCTCCCCGGAATCATACTTAGCGCGATCCTTGATGTAGCTCTGCTCGTGCTCGTGATTGATTTCTTCTGCGACCTTCAACAATGCATCAGGGTCAGTCGGAGCATCGCGACCTTCGTCCTTGAGCGCCTTGCGCAGACGATCGGTCACCGGGCCCATATCCGTCTGCCCGATCCCGGTATTGGTCATACGTCCCCACGAGCGCATGAACCACATGTCCATCGTCAACGGCCCAAAATTGCCACTGAGATTCTGGTAAAAACCTTGACCAATCTTGGGCCCGAGCACCGCCGAACCATAGACCTTGTCATCAATGTTGGTCTTACCAACCTTGTAACCCGTCGCCTTCTGAAGCTCCCTGACGGTCATCTGGCTGTCAAAAATTGTCTGCGTCCCTTCGACACCGAAACGGTCGATCATCTTATTCATCTTAACAAAATTACCGGTGATGCTGGGATCGGCCACCTTTATATCCGTCGGAAATTTTCCCGTCTTGGCAAAATCCGCGTAAGCCTCTTCGGTCAACTGCGCACTACGATCGACCACCTCGCCCTGACTGGTGATCGCCAGCGCACTGATATAAGCAAACCGTTTTCCCTTATCGGTAGCCAATTCAGGATGCATCTCGGTGGCAATGTCCATCGCCTCTTTCATCTTGCTGCTGTACCAAGTCGGAAGCGAATGACCATTGTGCAGACCATCCTTCAAATCGGCCGCAATCGCATCCGCCAAGAAATCATCGGTCTTCTCGTTCGGTCCAGTGATCGATGATTTCCCTACCGCCTGCTGCAGAATCTCGCCCGCGCGCACGTTCAACTCGCGCATGACGTCAACGACTTTACGCGAGTTAGGCTTGACCTTTGCGGCCTCCGCCATGATCGCGTTGCCGCTAAGTCGCTTGGCCAATGCCGCTCGCGCTACTGGGTCATGCTCAGCCCCCGCACCTTCGCCACCGGTCGCTGTGAACTGCCCGCCTTCTGGCGAGCCACTGGGCGCGTGCGGATGCAATGTTGGATCAAACAATTTAATCGGCGCTGCGATTGGCACCGTGATCAAGACATCGTCGAAGCCACGCGCCAAATGCCCGTTAGCGGCAAAGAACCGATACGTCACACCGGCAAATTTCCAATAAGTTTCCGGCTCCAGTTCTTGCTGTGCCTGTCGCAGTGTGATCAGCCGATAGCCTTTCGGCGCTTCACTGGCGGGCTTCTTGCCTTTGCCCCCGGTCCACTTCTCGGCTTCCGCGATCAGCTTGGTGATCGAAATATCAACCCGCGCAACCTTGACGGTACGACCATCGTTTTTCAAATCGTTGTCTTGCGCGTCAAGCCCTAATTGCCCGGCCCAAGTGTGATGACCATCGAGAATGTAATTGTCACGCGATATCACCAACCGCTTATAGAAACCACCGCGATCCTTGATCTTCGCCATCGCGGCAGCGACCTTGGAGCCGCTGATCTCGTTCTGCGAGGCGCGCAAGTTGCGCGATTCCTCGGTGCCCTTCTCGACATCGTAACCTTGCTTCTTCAGATACTTGATAAAATCCTTGGTCGCGCCCGCACGGATCACCGGCATCTCGACGCGACTCATGCCGATCTGATCGGCGCAGAATAAATTGCTCCCTCTGACGCTGACATTGCAGAGATTGAACGTCGGCGCGGTCTCACCCTGCTCAGCCATCTCGGCCGCAGTCTCGCCCAGCCGCTTGATCAGCGTCGAAATCTGCTTGACCTGGGTAAGCTCGACCTTGCGATTCTCGAACAGAGCACGCTGCGCGTCATAAACATTGCTGGTATGGATCACGCCGTCCTTATCGACTCTGGCGTGCGAAGAATATCCAGGACCAGGATGCTTACTGTCGGCGGCAATCGCTTTCAGCGCGGCGTCTTGCGCGGCGGCACCTTCCTCGTACGTCTTTACGCGTTTGCCGTCGCCGGCTTTATAAGCTCCGGTGTGATCCGGATCGTAAACCATGAACACGACATCCGGCCGTCCGCCGTTGAACTTCTTGAAGGTGTCGTGATCCCAGTCATCCGGCTTGTACTTTTCATTCCAAGGCAGACGCGCGACCGCACGAAAGCCGTTGTCGCTGTAGATGGCCGGCAGCACCGTATCGAAAGCGTCGAGCTTGCGCCCGCCTTGTTGCACTGCCAGCGCCAGAATGGAATCGCCCGCGCGTTTTACTTTTGATTTGCTGCTGAACGCCGAAACGATATCGCCGTCAGACTTGAGCGCAAAACCCGCCCCGTCATCAGGCGTCACGAACATGCGCAAATCGCGATATTCATCCGCGTTATAAGCGTGAACCGATGCACCAAATTTAAGGGATTCTTTGGCAGACGTGATCGCGTCGTGAAAACGCTCGTTGCCGTCCGCTGTCAGACTATGGAAGGTAAGCGGAGTGCGGCCGGCTTTTTCGGCGGCGTTCTCGCCGGCAGGATTGAGCGAAAAGACCGCCGCGACATGCTTGTCTTTCGCAAGCTTGCCGGGCGCTGCACTGGAATAGTCGCTATCGCCGGCTCCGCTGCTCCAACGACCACGCTCATCGCGCGCCTCGTCGGATACATCATGCCCGGCACCGCCGAGACGCTCTACAAGCCGCCCATCTCCTGGCAGTGCTCGATCGCTTCCGCCGTGGTCAATTCCGGATACTGCGTCAGCACGCGCTGGATCAAATCGCGGCCCCGCTGATCCAACGGAGCCAACAACTTCTCGCGCTCCTCCGGCGTCTCGACCGAAGTCGAGCTTGGCGTCGGCGTGGTTTGTTTGTTGTCCATGCACTGAAGATAACATCGATCGCCTATTTCTTCAACGCTTTGCGCGCTATAACGACGGAATGCTGAACTATGGCGACCTCGCCCGGCCCGATCTGCCCCGGCCCACCTGCCGGGTGCGGTTGGTGTGCGGCCCGCCTGCGGCCGGCAAATCGACCTACGTCAGAGCCCACGCCCAACCCACTGATATCCTGATCGATATTGACGCCATCGCCCGTGAACTAGGCTTCGACCGCGATCGACCCGACAGCGAAGTCAGCGAATTCCTCCGCATCCGAAACGCACGCCTTGCCAACCTTGCCAAGATGCCAGCGACACGTACAGCTTGGGTCATCATCGGCGCGCCATCCATCAGCCTGCGCCAGTGGTGGTGCAACATTCTCAACGTCAAACCCAATGACCTGATCTTGCTGCTGCCAAGCCGCGACCAATTACAGCAACGGATCATCAATGATCCCGATCGGCAAAACGTGCGCGCCCACCACTTTGCGCTAGTTGACAAATGGCTAGCGCGCGAGCGCAACGACGATCCAGGAATCCTCAAACGCGGCTGCGACCAGAACGGCTTTCCGATCGATCCGCTGCATCCATGGAATCGAGCTTAGCTCGTCATCGTGACGCACAATTGCTCGGTCGCTCTGGCTTCGTACCGACAAGTGCGCTTTGTTTTGGCCAACCACTCTGCAAAGGCACGCTGCTCCTGATCGATCGAAATAAAATATTCATCCATCGCGATCACCGTGCCGGGAACGATCCTCGCCATAAGATGTTCAAGCACCGTCCACGTTGAACTGTAGAGATCAGCATCGAGGTGCAACAGCGCGATATCACCAGGATGAGTTTCCAAAAAATGCGGCAACGTATCCTTGAACAATCCGATCATGAGTTCGCAGCTATTAGGCACCTCGGGAATGTCACAAGCGAAGTGGCCAGCTTGATAATCTCCCCAGGGCTCAGGTAATCCCTGGAACGAATCAAAGCCATAGATAACGCGATCAAGCAACGGTGCGCTTCCCGCCAGACACCGAATTGTCGTGCCGCTGGCAACACCAAATTCGAGAATCATTCCGTCCGCTGGTGCGATCGCTGCAGCGTGCCGCAAAACTTCAAATCGATTCTGATACCAAGTTATTTGTTTATTCCTTGCGAACTGCAAATTGGACATGCTAAGAGTTCTCACTTGGCAAGGCGAGGCCGGCTTGGCTCGGCTCGGCGGGACGTGGCACGGCAAAGCAAAGCAAGGCTGGCAAGGAAATGCATCACTCTCACAAGTGATGCATTTTTTCTAGCGCGCTATCCCAGTCACCGGGCGTATCTTGTGTGCAGATTTTAAGATTCTGATAGAGCAGTGACCGCCAACGCCAACTGTGCCAGTGACTCAATAGAAGCGTTATATTTTTATGCCCGATCGCGCCGGCCAGATGCACCGCTGCCGTGTCAATCGTGATGATCTCATCGCAGCACGACATCAGCACGGCGGCATCGGCAAAATCCTCAAACCGATAATGCTCGACGCCGAGCGCTTCCGCCTCCTCGACCGCATTCTGCTGCACGCTGATCAAACGATCATCGGGCATTGCCCTGACCAATTGCTCAAGCGGAATCGCACGCGGATAATCCCGCTCATGGGTAACGCCCGGACTCCAAGCAACACCGATCGTGCGGCGACCATTGGCTTTGATCACCCGCCGCCAATCATCGACCAGATCGGGATCAACACTGAGATACGGGCGCAGCGGAATTGACGTTGGAGATTGTCCCAGCGTTTGCAGCAAGAACAACAACGAACAGAAATAATCCGCGTCAACCGGCGCATTCACAACCGGCGCACATTGCCGCGCCAATCGTTCGAGTTCTGGCGGCACCCATAATGTCACATGCGCGCCTGC